CTAAACGTGCAGCAGTCCCAAGCCGGGGTTGAGCACCAACGCTTGCCACGCGTGGTCGGCCGGGACGACCGAATCGACGTACTGCTTGGTAGCAGCGTCCGTCCCTGACACGGGTGCGCCGATGCCAGGTAGCACGCCGCCTGCGCCGCGCACGGGGACCGTACCGGCCGTGGCTTCCGTGGACAGCGTGACGTCGATACTATCGGCGGCTCCTTGTGCCCGGTCCGCTTCGGCCTTTGCCCTTGATGCTTCTGCTGTTGCGTGCTGGGCCTGCGCGGTGACCGTGTCCACGACTGCTGCAGCGTCCGAGGCCGCGGACCGTGCTTCGTCGCGTGCCTGGCCCGACTGCACCGTGTAGTCAGCCGCAGCTGCGGTCGCCGCGGCGACCGCCCGCTGTTCAACGCCACCTGCAGCGTCCTCGATGTCCGCGACTGCCGCTGAGCCAGCAGCCTGTACACGTGCGACCTGGTTGCGGGCGCGCAGGTACAAGGCGTCCCAGGCCCCCAGCTCGCGGCCCGGGTCGGCAGGCACCCGTGCCACGGTGGTCACATCGACCTCGTCGCCTTCTGCGGTGAAGGCAGGAAGCACGAAGTCGACCGCGACTGTCGCAGCGACGGCTGTCTTGATCGTCGCCCGCCACACCCATTCCGAGTACCCCAATGAAGGGTCTACGGAGGCTGGGAGCATGATGCCGTGGTTGCCCGCGGCGTCCACGATGTAGCCGTCGTCGTCGGTCTCGGCCCAGAACGTCTGCAGGAACACGGAGGTCGGGTCTGACGACATCAATGCTTTGAACCAGGGTGTTGGAAGCTGCGCTTTGAACTCGACCCGCGCCGACGGGATCGCCGCGTATGTGGGGTCGGGTTCAACCTCGGGAGTCGTGTTCGAGGCCCGCAGTACCCGCCCGACTACCTTGCCGTGTGTGATCTCTTCAGTCATTACTCCCCTAAGTCCTGTTGCTTGTCGTGTTCACAGGCCCTGTGGTCGCCTGCGCGAGGCCTCGGAAGTCGTTGCCGAACACCCACGTTTCTTGCGCGTCGGAAACAACGGAGACGCCCGCGCTGACTTCCGTGCCGGCGCCGTGGGTGATGACCTTGTTCGCAGTGACGGATGTTCCCCACGATGTGCTTGTCGATGCGTTGGACGTGATGCGAACGGCACCGAATGCTCCAGCCGGGTACCCGGGGCTGCGGAACGTGTTTCCGGAGATCAACGTTTCGTCTGCCCCCTCCACAATTGCCGCGTACGAGGACGTGCGAACGGTTGTGTTTCCGCTGACCGTGTTGCCGCGCCCGCCGTCACCGATGAACACGCCCGCGGCGCAGTCGGAGATCGTGTTGCCGACGACGGCAACTCCCGTGCTGTTCGTCCCCAGCGACACTCCCTGCGAAACAACGCTGGAGATCTGGTTGCCATTGACGGCGGAATCGTGGCTGTCAACGAGACGGATTCCCTGCGTGTAGCCAGACACTGTGTTCCCGGTTACGGATGACTTCGACCAGTACCAGCCATCAACTGCGCGCCCAGTCCCACCAGTGAATACGCAGTCGGTGATGGTGATTCCTTCGTACTGTTTGCCGCCGTCGCGTGCGTGAGAGCCGACGCCTGTAGGTGCGCCAGGCAGTTCGCCGTATGACGTGAAAGTGCACTTGCGGACGGTGATGTTCTTCGCCATCGTCCCGTCTTTGGCTCCTGAGTCATCGTCGCCATACTGTGCAACGTCGATCTGGATAGCTTCCTTGCCGGGCAGGCCAGCGGTTTCCACGAATCCGGCGAAGGTGCAGTTGTCGATCAGCGCCCCGTCTGTCGAGTTGAGCTCGAGGTCGTGGTATCCGCGGCCTCGTCGGAACGTGCAGTCCCGGACGGTGATGTTGCGTGCGTGGTTGAAGGTGACCGTGTTACCGGCGTGCTCGATGGTGTCGCCGGCGAAGTCGAACGTGATTCCGTACACGCCAATGTCGGAGTGCCCGTTGTATCCGGTTGTGGTGTAGTCGCCCTCGTCCCAGTTGACGACCATCAGTCCTTCTGTGGGGAGGCCTGCGTACTGTGTGCGCGTGAGGGTTGCACCGTAGCCGTGGAGCTGGGTTACGTTTCGGAGCCTGAGCCGTCCGCCGATTGCATAGTTTCCGGGGGCGAGAATGACTGATTTGCCGGGTCCGGCCGCGTCGATAGCGGCCTGGATTGCAGGTGTGGCGTCGATTCCGCTGTCGGGCTCCGCGCCGAAGTCAGCCGTTGATAGTGCGACCTGCCCTACGCGCCTCGCGAGCTCGCGCCCAGACGCGGAGTCTTCAGCTGCAAGGTAGGCCGCGACAGCCGCATCGTTCTCGACTGCATTGACCCCGGGTAGGCCTCTCGCTCCACGTTTTCCCTGAACGCCGCGCGGGCCCTTCCAGTTGCCCAAGTACTCAACCGCCATCAGCTGACCTTCCTTCGCGCATCCCCGGTGTAGGAGTCCACCCACACCCACCCCACCGGCCACACGGCCGGCTCGACTTCCGAAACGATTACGTGCGCGGGCTGCGACAAGCGCGGGTCGACCATGTCCGCCACCCGTCCACCTGCCGCGCGGAGCATGACCTGGTACACGTCCAGCCCGACGTACTGGCCGGCCTGGTCCAGCCACTCGACACGCACCGTGTAAGGCACCGTTGATTCCCGTGCCCCGATGAGCTCCTCCGACGACACCACGTTCACCGAGAACGACCCGTCCGCCGAGAGCGTCGCCTGCACCGGCTTCGTAGCGATCACCCGCCCTGCCTGTTTCGAGATCCCCGCCGCACTATCGCCGGGGATGAACAGCACGCGCGGGGACGACAAGGCAGCGCTGAAGCCGCAGTCGGTCAGCGTCCCCGTGTACGTCGCCATTCAGTCGCCCTCCACGGGCTCGTCCGCAGGCACAGTCGCCGTCGTGGCGGTGTACTCGGGGGCCTTGTTCACGCCAAGCAGGCCCTGCAGGAACGGCCACCGCTTCGACAAGCCCGCGACGATCGCCCAGTACGTGGCAGTCAGGATCGCCGTCAGCGCGGACACGAGCGACGCTTGCGCCGTCGCGTCCACCTCCACGCCGACAGTGATCAGCCACGCGAACAGTGCGCCCACGACGGACGGCACGAACGTGCGAATCAGGCCAACAAGATAATCACTCACAGAATCCCCCTCTTAAAAGCGGAAGGGCCCGCCGTCATGGCGGACCCTTCAAAGACATTCGGCCGTTACGCACGACCGCAGCGGCTGGCTACCGGAACATCCAGTCCCTCAGCAACGGCGACAAGAACGTCACCGCAAAGCCCAGAATCGTCAGCGCAATACCGACCCACCACTTCACGCCAGTAGCAAGGTCTTCCGCCTGCTTCACCGCCTCGCGCCGGATGGTCGAGTGCTCCGCATCTGCGTCCGCCTTGAGCGCGTCGTGGTCCTTGCGCAGTGTCGCGTGCTGGGCGTCTAGTCGTTCGACGGTGGCGTTCAGCTCCCCTTTAGTGACGAGCTTGTCGAGGTGCTTCTCGATGCGCTCAAATCCGGCGTTCACGTCCTGTTTCAAGTCCGCGATGCGATCCCCCGCCTCGCCCATCACAGCACCCACTCGAACACCCGGCCGCGGACCTCCTCGATCGTCACGCCCTGCACCGCCACGTCGACCTGCAACCGCAAAAGGTTTCCCTTGCCCACATCGCCCGTGAACGGCACGGACGCATACGAAGCGCCCGACTTGCCATGCACCACGACCGGCCCGAAACCGGCGACGGTCTTGCCGTTCTTGTTCACCACGACCGCGCGCGCGTTGAATGACTGCCCGGCAGCGAGCCCGACCACACGCAACGAGAACTCCCCCGTCACCCGCTTCGCCCCAACGCCCGCCGAAACCAAGTCGTACCGGTTCACCCGCTTGTCCCTGATCGGTGCCGTCTGCCACACCCCCGGCTTCGCAGTCAGCTTGATCTTCTTGTTCACGCTCGTCCCATGATTCGGCACGTCGTCCCCCTTCTTCCCCCCAGCAGTCGCCGGCGTGACCGGTTCCGGCAGCATTGATGCTGTCTTCACCGTGTGCCCAAGGAACGCGCCCTCACCGGACGCCCACCCCTCGAACTTCAGCCACGACCACGCGGCCTTGAATTGTGCGATCGTGACCACCCCGGCACGCCCCCGCGTAGGCAGGTCGATGGTGTTGATCGTGTCGCCACGGCCCTTGATTGCGATGTGGCCGGCGTCAGACCAGCCGTAGCCCTTCCAGGTGCCCCACACGTTCGACCAGTACAGGACCGCCCCGTCTGGGGCGTCCTCGAGGCGTGTGCCGCGGATTGCTCCCTTGTCGCGTGCGGACCGGTACGCCTCCAACGCGACCCCGTACCCGCCGTACTTGGCGCCGTCCGTCGACACCGGAGACCCGAACGCCTGCCACACCACGTTCAAGCAGGTTCCCGGCGTCACCGACCCAAACTCGGCCAGATGCTTACCGGCTGCCTGCCCACTCAGAACACGAACACTCACCATGCCGCCCTCCCCCTTCTGATTCGGCCAAGTAGACTCACGCCATGCTTGACACTCGGATGTTCTATATCGGCCTCGGCGACGATGAGGTTGCCCCAGGCAAGTTCACGGGCCTGGCGCTGTTCCATGACGACGGTTTCATCAAGCAGAACGGCGAAGGTTGGGTGCCCGTATCGCACCAGATCATTCAGACCGATCACGGGGTTGTGCTGTCTGTGATGTGCAACCGCGAGGTCGCTCTCGGCTCGAACTGATTACCGGTCACGATGATCGTTCCCTGCTCTGTCGCTGAGCCCGTGACCGTTACTGTGCCGCTCTCGGATATGGCCATGCCGCCCTCCGTCCTTTTAAAAGCAGCGCCCAGGCATTAACCTGAGCGCATGAACAAAACGGCCCCCACCGTGACCGCCCTCGCTATCGCCGCGCTCCTCCTCACCGGATGCAGCAGCCAGAGCGCGACAAACGGCAGCACGGCGGCCGCCCCCGAGGCAACCGCGGCCGCGAAAGCAGCCACCGCAACCGATGCAGACGCCGCCACACCGAAGCCCGCTGCCGAGGCATTGAGCGCGGAGGACGCCGAGTTCATCGAGGGCGCGCGACCCCAGCTCGAGCGCTACTCCGACTACGGCGATCTGCCAGACGCGGAAGCGATCGAGCTCGGGCACGAAGCATGCGACCAGCTCGAAGACGGCGTGGCGCGAGACGACGTGAAGTTGCTCGAAGAGTCCCGTGACGCCGAGTCGGGCGTTTATCCCTCTTCAAACGTGCTCCGCGCGTGGGCCACCGAGGTCTACTGCCCCGAGTTCTCTTCGTAGTCGGAGATCAAGTCGAAGTCTCCCCCGTATCGCTCGGCCTTGACTAGCCAGCTGAACGATCGTTTTGGCTCGCCAGAGACAGTGAACCGCCCTGCCGTGATCTTCGTCCAAGACGGGCTGAACCCGTTTCCAGTTACGAACACCGTGCGCCCCTCAGGCTTTGCCAGGGACTCGAAGTAGTCCGGGAGCCGCACTTCATAGACCCCCGAGTCACCGATGACAGCTGAGTCCCAGTACTCGATTCCCGACACCGGAGACTCAGTAGCTCCGTGCCTCAGCACCTTCGTTTGGTCGTCCGGATGCCGCATGACGAAGTTTTTGGGCCCCGTCGTTTCTAGGCCGCCGTTGGCGAAGATCCGGCCGCTCGCAGAGATTCGCTGCGAGACGGCCAAGAACCCATCAACCTGCAGGTTGTCTCCCGCGATCTTCAGCCCCGCCGGCGCCTGAATCTGAGCGAAACCGTTCAAGGTCTGAGGCGTCAGCGTCATTCCCGTTCCGACCTTGATGCGACCGTTTCCAGTCACCGTCAGGTCGTCTTCGAGGGTCGCCTTCCCCTCGATACGTGTATTCGCCCGCAACCTCGTATCCCCAGTCACGTTCAGCTTCCCTGACACGTCCGCGTCACCACTGATCGTGGTCTTACCGCCGAACTCTGCCGTCCCGGTTGCGCTGATGTTCCCGCCAACACTGACCTTGCCATTCAGATTCGCCGGGCCCGTCCAATTCAACGTCCCCGAACCCTTCAGCAGGCCCGTCACGGATGCAGACCCTTCAACGATCAGACCATCCTGCGACAGGATCTCCACCGCGCCGCGAGACACCGACGAGTACCCCAACGGCGACGCATTCTCCAACCGCTTAATGCGCCGCGCCAAATCCGCATACGCCCTCGACGGATCATCAATCATCACCATCTACACAACCTCCACCGTCAACGCCACCGAATCCGTGCTCACAGACCCGGACATGCCAATCACCCGAAACTCACGCCACCCAGACACCAGCCGGCCGGACGGGAAGAACACCCGCAGCACCGTGCCCAAGTACACACTCGACAAACCCGGAGAAGCCGACGCAATCAACGACATAGACCACTGCTCCACACCAGTCCGATACGTTGCCAGCAACGAGTTCGCGCGCTGCTGCAACGCCTTCTGGCGGTCCTGGTCAGTCATCGACTCGATCACGTCCAACCCCATCGATGCAGACCGTGACGCTTCAGCCCACAGCTTCTTACGCTCCTGCCCCGGACCCAGCACATATACCTGCGACGCCAACCGGCCCGCATCGCGCGACCTCTTAATCCCCGTCAGCGCGTGCTGATCGCCCAAATGAAAATCGACTCTGCCATGCGACAAACGAGGGTTACCTGCCCGCAACTCCCACGACAGGACATCCCGGCCCGACAACACCGGCCGCAACTCCACGTCCGGCCCACCCTCCGAATCGGTGAGCTCCTGCATCGCCTCCTCTACAACGACACCGTTGTAGTCCCGGTAGTCACGATCGAACGGGCCCGACTCCGACCTGGTCCCGTATGAGATCCGCAAGTCATACCCGGCCCGTGGCCCCTGCTGGGCGACCCACACCAAGTTATTCGCCAACGACCTGCCCGACTGATCAGTGAACATGAAGTAGTTGTTCGCCTGATGCCCCGTGTACCCGTCGGAGCCGAACGTCGTACGCCGCGACAACATCGTCCGATACGAGTCGTAAGACACCGTGATCTGGTCTGTGTCCATGTCCCAGTCAGTCTTCTTGATCACACCGTCAGCAACCGGGCGACCGTTCCAACACGTCACGATCGTGCGCGACCAGTCCGACACGTTGAACAACGCCCTGTAAGGCACAACGTCCACCGTGCCGCCGAGCTGGAACACTGCCGACCCCGACGCCACCCCGTTCAGCTTCGACTCCCACGACCCCGACACCGGCTCGACATCCATCAGACGCTCGCCCGTGCTCGTGTCATGCACATGCCACGTAAACGGCATCAGACCCCCCCTAAATGAACGTGTCGTATACCGGCACCGTCAACGTCGCCCCCGACGTCACCGTGAAAGTCGGGGTCGTGCCCGGTGCCACCTTCAACAAGTCCGCCGACGTCACCGAACCAAACACTGCGCTGCCATCGACACGCAGCACCCCCGTGGACGTGTTGATCGTGTGGACCTGCGAAGACGTCAACGCCTCCGTCACCCGAAACGTGCGCCCATCAGACGACGACACCGTGTAGCCGCCAGACAACGCCCCGCGGACCTGAATCGTCGGCGAAGCATCGAAGTTGCCACGATGGAACACCTGCACCGACCGGCCCGAGAACACCTTCCGTTCCCCGAACTTCCGAGGATCAGGACACCACAGCTGGACCACGAAATCGCCCTCGCACACGCCACTGCGACGCCCCGTATCCGTGAACTGCGGTTTAGCACCCAACCGGCACCGAGCCCACGACGTACACCCGTTCATCGTGACCTCGACGCTCATCTGCTCACCACGAGCACCGAGCCCAGATAGCTTCGACCGCATCCACCCCAACGTCACCGGGTCAGGAGCCAACGCCTTCCCCGTGACCTGAACCACCCGAGAAGCAAGACGCGGCGCCAGGTCATAAGACCCGTTCGACATGCTGTACTCCACAGCCTGCTGCCGAACATCGACGCCGTCCTCCCACCCGTCCAAGCCTGCCCGGGTGATCAAGAACGCACCTTTACGCCAATCGTCAGGGCGGGTGGCGCCGACAAAATCGACACCACCCACCCGCACCATCAACCCAGCATCAGCAACCATCAGAACCCCGCCTTCCGCAGCTGCGACGCAGCCTGATTGCCAGAGATGCGCCCGACAGCGGCCTCGTCCATGCCCGGCGCAGCGTGCACGTCGACCTGAACAGTCGGACCACCCGCATTCCCCTGTGCGCCGACAGATCCTGAAAGCACACGATCCATGAGCGCGTTCATCTTCCCGGTGTCGACGACCGTTTCCGCCCTGCCAGCCTCCGCAAGCAACGCCACCGTTCCGCCGCGACGAGGTTTCACCGTCGCCCCGTCCGCCAGATGCGGGATGCTCGGAATAGAAATGTCGATACCGAACGCACCACCGACAGCCCCGGCGATGTCGTTGATCCCACCGATCGCCCCGTTGATGAGGTCGATGATGCCGTTCACGACACCCTTCACGATGCCGACAAGTCCTTCCCAGAGGCCGGTGAAGAAGCTCGTGATGCCTTCCCACGCTTTCTCCCAGTCGCCCGTGAATACCCCGACGATGAAGTCGATGAGCCCGGACAGCATGTCGCCAAGCGCGGTGATCGCCGGCCCGAGGACGTCCCCAAGAACGCCTGCCAGCCATTCAAGGATCGGCGACAGAACGTTGATCGCTTCGACGAGCACCGCACCGATCAGTTGGGCCAGGAACGTCAGCACCGGGGTCAGTGCGTCAAAGATTGGCTGCAGCGCCTGCAGCACAGGCGTGAGCACTGCCGCCAGCAAGTCAGCGATCACCTGGATGATCGGCATGAGTGCCGAAAACAGTGAACTGATCACAGGCAACACCGCGGCGAATACCGACGACAGAAGCTGCCCGAGCGCCGTCAGTACAGGCAACAGCACAGGGAGAACCTGACCGGCCAAATTCAGCAGCATCGTGACAAGCTCAGTGAACAGTGGCGCCAACGCGGTAACTGCCTGAACCAGCACACCTCCGAGCAGCTGACCAATCTGCCCCAGCACCGGGGCGAGCTGCTCGAAAATAGGCCCGAGCTGGGAAAGCAGCCCCTGCACGACGGGAGCAAGAGCGGCCCCGACCTGCACCCACGCGTCGGCCATCGGCTTCGCGTATGCGAGCCAAGCCTCGAAGATCCCGCCGCCCGAGCCCTCCCCGCTCATCAAATTCGTGAGGAACTCGATCGCGGGCACCAAGACCGCCGCGACCTTCTCCCCGATCGCGCCAGCCGCCGACTCAAGCGGGCCCATGGCGTTTGTCAGAGACTGGAAGAGCGGCGCCAACTTCGGGAAGAACCCATCCATAAAGTTCGCGCCAACTCGACCCAGCGCGCTTCCGACGTTGGCTAGAGCGCCAGTGAACGTGTCGCCGGATGCCAATGCCGCGCCGCCAAGGTTCTTCTCCATCGCGGCCGCGAAGTCTTCGAAAGAAACCTCGCCCTTAGAGACCATATTTTGGACTTCATCGGCGTTCTTGCCGTAGTACTCACCCAGATATGTGAGGAGCGGAATTTGACGCTCCATCATCTGCTGGACGATTTCGCCGTCGATCTTCCCCTTCGCGGCGGCTTTGCCCCAGATCTGGCCCATATCTCCTAGATCGGTGCCAGCTTGAGTGGCCGAGTCAGCAACTGATTTCAGAACACCTTGCAGCTGCTCGCCCGGCTTGATCCCCGCCGTAACCATGATTCCTGCGAGGCCAGCAGCGTCACCGAACCCGAACGCCGTTCCCTGAACTGACGTCAGTGCGTCGTCCTTGATGGCGTCGATTTCCTCAAGCGATTTGCCCAATCCTTTGAGCTTCGCTGTGGCCTGATCGATCGCGTTCAGCCGCTGGAAGCCTTTGACCATCGCCGTACCGATCGCGGCAACACCGGCACCCGCCGCAACAAGCGCGCCACCCTTCAGCGTCTTACCGATCGCAGCGCCTAGCCCACCACCAACCTTCTGGCCCGCTGACGAAACATCAATCCCGCCAAGCTGTTTCGAGATCTCCTTAGCTGACCCCCTCAACGTCGGCATCAACGTCAAATACGCAGCAGCAAGCTCCGTCGCCATACATCCCCCTACCCCCGACGGGGCAGGGCAAGACGCCGCTTCACCTCGTCTAGATCCATCGACAAAGCACCAGCCAGACGGCCCCGCTTCTTCTCCCGGTCGCCCGGCCGCTCGATCGGCACGAACTTCCCCAGGCGCTTCTGCGCCTTCTTGCCCAAAACGGCACGCCAAATGAGCTGCAGCATGTCCACCGCGTTTGCCAGCAGGTGCTCCGTCGTGGACCACTGCGCTGCGGGCGACAACACCTGAACTGTGCGCGCCTCAGCCGGCAACTGGGCGACCAACACCGCGACGTGAAGCGGCCTGCACTCCCCCGAGTACAAGCCGTCAAGATTGAGCCCGTAGAACCGCTGCAGATCAGCCCGAACCTCGTCAGGATGATCACGCAACAGCGCTACGAGCGTCAGGAGTTTGGGGCAAGCTCCTTCATGATGTCCATCAGCGCCTGAACCGCGTTCTCCGTTGACGCGCGACCCGTCTCCTCGTCCGTCAACGCGTCTAGCAGGTCAGTGAACTGCTCCCCCACGATCAGCCGCAGCAGGCCGGCCGCGCGGGTCTGCTTGCCTGGCTCGAACTGGATCTGGTCGAGGAGATCTACGACACGGAAGTCGTCCAGAACACCCGGGTCGATGCGGAGCTCCACACCCTGCACCTTGATCGTCTTCAACTTCACATCAGGCATCCGCGCCCCTTTCAAGTCGTACCGCGCCCCTGAGAAAATGGGATGAGGCGGCGGGCGCGGAAACCATCCGCCCCACCCCAGCCCTGCTACTCGCCCGGCTCTTCGACCGTCGTCGCGATGTACTCGTACGCGGTCACACCGCTCTCGTCCGGGTACGCCGACAACGTCGGCTGGTACCCGATCGTCTCGCCGTCGACATACGAGATCTCGCCAATCTCGGTGACCTGGCCGTTCGGGATGACGATGCGCTTCACCTTGTTGCCGGTGAGCAGAATCTCGAACACGTACTGAACACGCGGCAGATCCTTCGCCGTGTGCCGAACCTCAAGCACGCCCGTCTCCATGTTGACGATGACGTTTTCCGGCCCGTAGATCTGCTTCAGCACATCAGCGGTCGTCTCGATGAACGTGAACTGGAACGTCTCCGTGTGCGACGTCTTCACCGTCAGAACAGTGTCACCGCCCCACGCAACGATGTTCTCCGTGTCTGCCTCGATACCGTTGACCAGGCCGTCCTCGGACACGTACCCGCCGCCAGTGAACCCGACGAGCTCGCTGAACGGGTCGGTTGGCGTCGTAGCCGTCAACGGCCCGAACCAAATCCCGCCCGCCGCCTGCGGCTTTCCAACAGACACGTTGGCGCTGTTAGGTGCCCCCATGCTTCCCCCTCTTGTTAAATGCGAAAGCCCCGCGCATCGGCGGGGCAATAATTGGTGCGGGCGTTAGTAGTCGGCCCGCGCGATGACCTCGACGGTGAGCTGGTAGCGCGCCTGCTTCGAGTCCGGGTCGGGGAAGTTGTACAGTCCCTCCACGCGGACCCTGGCGAACCCTGGAATGTTGAACACAGACCGGGTGATCGTGTCGCGCACAGTCAGAGCAAGCTCCGACGCTTCGTAACGCGTTCCACCCCACACCTGCACAGCCAGCGACACCTGATCGCGCACGACCGACGACAACGCGCCACCAGTGCGCTCAACCGTCACGAACTGTGCAGGACGGTCAGCCGGCACATCAGTAAACGCTTGAACAACACCCGTGCCGTTCAAATACTGGACAAGGGCAGCCTCAACGTTCACGATCGGCCCCTATCCAGACTCCGCAGCAGCGTGTTGTTCCGGGCGTTGTCCCTGATCGACGCATAGCCACCTGTCCAAACAGCCGCACGCGCACGCTTACGCCCAGGCTCGACCTCCGCCTGATACATCGCATCAGAAGAAGCGCCAGTCAAACCCGAGTTTGCGGCGTCCTGAATCTTTCCCGCGATTGACAGCAACTCCTGCTGAACAGCCGGATCATTGCGCACAGCATTCGCACCCTTGTAGTTGATCCTGACTCGAATGTTCTTACCCATCGACCCTCCCAACCTCAACCGGCATAGACCAACGAGTAGGAGTGTTCGCCGCAATGTAATGGTCCGGGTCGCCAACAACAGCCAACGGCTCCTGCCCGCGAACACGAACCCGTGCACCACGCAACGTCGCCGGGTAGCCCTTCGGGAAATGCAACGTGTAACGCACATCAACACCAGCAGGGCGAACCGACTCAACAACATCAGCCCGAGCACCAGGCGCCACGAGAACGTCATCGACACTCTCGGGCGCCCACTCGAACACCGCGTTGTTGCCAGGGTCCACACCGACCTGCGTGCGCCGTTCGACCACAACTGTCTCGCCCACGATCACGGCAACACCGACAGAGGATCGAAAGGCTCGCGCCCCGCCAGGAGATCTACCTCGAACGCTGCCTGCCGGCCGAAGCCCAACGCTTTGCGCTCCTGTGACGTCAAATAGAAATCACCATGCGGGTTCAACGGCTTATACGTCTGCGAATACGGGCCCGCAGTCATCTGCTGAGACTCCATACCCGCCAGGTCATTACTCTCCGCCTGCATCGCCCGCCGCACGACCGCACACACCACGCGACGCCGCGTTGACGAGCTCACCGATGCCGCGGACGGGCAAACGTCCAGAATGTACTGCGATGCGTCATCGAGCAGAACCGCCGCGTGCCCTTCTCCGCCCAGCGGGAAGTCAGGCCAACGCTCCTTCAACTCATCGACAGTCGCAAACGGAAACGGCTCAACAGCCATCAGAACCCCTATCCGGCAGCTGCGTCCTCGAGCGCCTTGACCCGCGCCTCAAGCGCAGCAACAGCCGCGGCGCCGCCAACATCGACAGGCTTGCCATCTGCCTCAAAGAACGCCACGGGCTCGAAATCCTGGCCCTGCACCGCAGCTGTCGCCGCAACGACACGGACCTGCTTAATCGCCTGACTCATCCTTCTTCTTCCTCCCCCTCGGCGCCTTTCCAAGCGCCGAAATGTCAACCCACTCCGGCCCCAACCGGCGAGCGGTGCCATCATCCACACGGATAACGGCACCGCTCACCGAATTACGGAAACGCCGCAGGCTAGGCACCGGCCTTGATGACTGCGAAGCGGTCCTGGAAGACGTACCAGCCGTAAAGGATCTCGAGGCGCAGAGCGATCTGGTTCTGACGCTTCAGGTCGCCCTGGCCGTCCGGGTCACCGAACTGGATGAGCTCGAGCGGCAGCTCGCGCTGCACGCCCCAACGGATACCGGACTGGAAGTCGCCAACGATGGCCTTCACGCGAGTGTCGGCCGCCTCGGGCTGGCCGGAAACCGTGTTGCCCACCGACGCGGCGATGCCCTCGAAACTGGACACGTTGATGCCCAGGCCCAGCTCGGGGAACTTCTTACGGCCGTCGCTGTAACGCGCGGTCGAGATCTTCCACGCGTACGACGGGTCGATCGCGATGCCGTTGATGTTCTTCTGGTTGCCGATGAGAAGCCCGCCGGCCGCTTCGAGGTCCAGGTCGGGAGTGTCCGACGCCTCAACACGAAGCGTGGTCCCGTTGACATACTCAGTGAACGACTTGATCGCCGCCCCGTCGATCGGGTTGATTCGGTGGTAGACACCCAGATCAAGTGCGCGAGCCAACGCGGTGCGAGCTGCGGCCGAAAGCTCATTCAGAACACCAAGCTGGTAATCCTGGTCAGCCCACTGCACCTCCTGGTTGAAGCGCATCGTGACCTGTGCCTTGCGCGGCTTCGCAGTAACGAAACCGAACGCCCCAGTCGTAGAGCCCTTCTCGGCGCCCTCGCCAACGAACTCCGCACGCGGCACGTCGTTGAACGTGATGATGTCCGTGTTGCCGAACCGCATCGCCTCACGGCCCGAAAGCGCCGCCACAGTCGACGCCGTCTGCACATCACGCACGATGCCATCTGCAATACTCCGGGGAAGGTTCTTCAGATCCCCGCTACCAAAAACAGCCATAGCTGTCCTTCCTCTAGTTAGTTAGAAGCCCCGGAGAACAAGCTCGACAAGAACTCGCTCTCGGGACTGGACTTGTGGTCGGGCTGGTCGCCGGCGTTTTTCACGACCGGGCCTGCCTGACGTGCACTGATCAGCGGCTTCAGCACCTCGGCCGCAGCGGTGAGCTCATCGGCTGACCCGCCTGCGAGGACCGAAACCGCGGCCTCATCAAGGCCGGTCGCGGCCGCAACCTCGCGGACCGTCGCGGCCCGCTGATCCCTCGCCTCAAACTCGGCCAAGCGGGCCTCCGCCGCCTTCAACCGGTCCGCTGCCTTCTCGGCCTCAGACTTCTGCGACTCACGAACAGCCGCCAACTCTTCAGCAGCGTCCTTGTTCGCCTTCGCGCGCGACTCCCACTTACGCGCCTCGGACTTCCAGTCCGTTTCGTTCTGTGCAGAACTCTCAGCCTGGTCGACGCCCTCGGCCGGTGCCTCAACATCACTCATCAGTGCATTCCCTCCCCATGCGGGTAGCCGCTCGCCCATGCGGGACTGCGCGGCAAATTGATATGAAAAAACCGCCCCGGAAGGCGGTGGTCTTGAACAGGCCGGCTAAAGCGCGGCCCGGAATTCGTCTAGCTGGTCACGGTTCTGCTGAATCCATACAGCAACACGCTCACGATGCTGTTCCTGCGCTGACTCGCTCATGTTCGACGTCTTCTGTGACGCCACATAAGCAATCGCCGGCACCTCAGGCGCGTCGCGATCCCAAGACGGGCGAGCGCTGCACGAACAGTTGTCGTGAGACGCGAACATGGCCGTGGACTCCTTGTACACGGCCCCGCGCATCGACAACATCACGCAGAAATCGCACCCTGTAGGCGACGTGAACCGCTGCCACCCCGCAGCACGACGATCCGCGACCGTGTTATCGACGATCGTGTCCCGGCCCCGATCCAAGATGTAACGGCTCATTGCTGCCTGCACCAACGCCAACGTCCCAGCCGCGTTATCCGCCCACAACTGCCCTGCAGCGAACCGAACCGTACCGCTCACCGCTGCAGGTGCCGTCGGTGCAGACAATCGCGCTTGGAACGAACCGCCAACATCGGCCGCGCGGATCTCTTCGTACCACTCAGCCGCAACAGTCGCCGCAACATCGCCATACTGAGACACCAACGCGGGCACAACCGTCAACAGGCCGTCCCGCGCCGCATCAGGCCCGGCAGAACGTACCGACGCAAACCACGCCGCCAAGTCCCGCCGAGCCAACAACGCGACACGATTCGAGGCCGCCCGCAAACGGGCGGTGTCAGCCCGCGGCGACAACGTCCGTCACCTCAGCGGCAGGCTCATCGGCAACAGCGGCCGGCGCCAAGGGTTCCGCAGCCGCTAGAACGCGGTCGAGGATGCCCGAAGCGTTCGCCCGAGTCAGCTCCGTCAGAATCTCATCAATCTCGCCCTGCGACAGCCCCAGGCGGCGCATCATCACCGACGTCTGAGCAAGCTCAGGCATCGCCGCGACCGCCTTCACAACGAAATCAGACGCAGCCTGCGGAGACACCCAACGAGCCGGCGTCCAATTCACATTCGCACGCCACGAATCAGTCGGCACCTGATCCGTACCATCGCGCAACATCACAACGTTCTGCTGCAACCGCAACAACGCCGGACGGAAAACCCGCCACTGATACTCAGCATCCTCCGCAAGTTGAGCCTCAGCAGCCTGCATCGCCTCAGCCGAAGCAGGAGAATCAGTGAACAACCCAACAGCAGACATCGGCAACGAAGTCTCAGCACAGAAGTTCTGCGCCAACTGTCGATACATCGACAGATGTGGCTCCATGCTCATCTGCTGGAACTGCCCAACCTGCGGAAGGTCGCCCTCCTCGTTCGCGGACAAAGCCAACACGCGCCCCGTGATCGCTGTCCACCGCGTTTCATCCTTGAACGCATCTTCATGCGCGCCCAACACATGCCGCTGCGGAGACGCGAAGAACTCCGCACCAGTTTCCGCGCGCATCAACGTCCGAATGGCCGCATCCGTCAGATACCGGACCTCGCGCGTAATCCGAGACCGCCCAAACGGCCGAGACAACTGCGGATCATGCGGCAAAACCTCAACCAAAGTCCGCCCAGTCGGGTTCGGAAGCCGCTCAACCTTCCACACACCCCAAGACCGCTCAAGACGAATGGTGCTACCGCGCAAATACAGCACAGCAGACGTCGGAACGCCGTAATCGTCAGCGTCCGTAATCGTCAGCGCTGCCTCAACCTCACGGCGCCGCTTATCCCACAGGGCAGAAGACCACTCAGCGTCCCTGGCCTGGATAACAACATCCGGCTCCCCAGAATCGCCCGCGGTCGACGTTAGAAGCGAGAACGAATGCTTGTACGTCGACGACAGCGCCTGCAGGAACTCCACATCGAACGAGTTCTCCGCCAGCGTCTCGCCCACATCAAACGGGTCCAGATCGCCTGCCAACGAAAAGCCCTCGAACTGGTGCTTACGCACCAACGCGCGCACAGCCTTCGCAGGCCACCCCAAAGCCGCCCGAACCGAAGCCATCTGCGGCGGAACCGAAATACCGAGATCCCTGAACGGCCTGTGAGCGTCGAAGTACACGCCGAGCAGCGCGTTCTTCTGCCGCTTCGAAGCCCACCGCTCGAGCAGCCTCCCCAGCGTCGCAGCCTCATCCTCAGAAAGCCCAACCGCACGAACGGGCAGCAACCCCTCAACCGCAACACCAGTCACAGAACCACCGCCCCACCCGAACGCCCCGGATTCCGTTTCGTCGTCTTCGCCCCCCAATGGGCAAGCGTCACCGCATCCAACATCGCCACACTCCCCCCATCAGGCGCATCCCAACCGAAACCGCCCGATGTACCGATCTTTCGCTTCAACGCCGCGCGAACTTGATCGTCCAGCTCCGGTTGATCCCCATGCGACAAGAGCCCCATCGTCACCGCCTGCTCGAACATCGAATGCGCCGACAGAATCTGATCCAAAGTCGGCAGCAGAACCAAGCGTTTGTTCCGGACCCCGGCCTCGCGCAAAGCGTTCACCAGATAACCGACACCTGCTTTGCCATCGATCACGATCTGAGCCGCACGCTGGTGCCGCTCCGACAGCCAATCCACAAGCCACTGAGTGCCCTCACCCAAATTCGCCTGCCGAATAGCCTCGACATACACCGGGCCATCCACGGGGCGGCGGGCTGCTGCCAACGCCACCCCCGACCCGTCGACCGTGAATTTCACGCCGAAAACGGTGCGTGCATCAGATACAGGCTGCGACCCCCGAGAATCGTTCCAGGCATCCCAGCTGATAGCCGCGTTGCCAGCGATGCTGTCCCAGCGCCCCAGCCGCTCGCGGCAGAACCCCTCGCCACTCATGGCCTTGAGCTCGTCCTCCACCGTCGTCATCCGCAACCGGAAACCCAACGCAGGATTAGTCAGCGGAGCAAGCTCACGCCAACGCTTCACCGCCTCAGCAACGGTCATTTCGTCCGGTATCGACCACTCATCCCAGGCAAGACGCTTATCGCGCCCCAGCACCCCCTCAGCGCGCACACGAGCAAACACCTCGCCCGCTGCGTTCTCGCCAGGAGGCGTACCCAGAAACACAATCTGCGGGTCCTGCGACGGAGCTGCAGCAATCGTCGGCAACAACGCCTCGAGCTGCTCATCGGTGAGCTCCTGCGCTTCGTCGCAGAACAAGTCGTCAACCGTGTACCCACGCCCAGAACCACGAGACCGCGCAACGAACTCAACCGAAGCACCATTCAGCAGAACGATCGCTTCTTGCCCGTTCGTCCGGCGCACTTCCTTGACCAGCTCCGCAAGCTCTGGGTACTTGCGTTCGTTCTCGAAGAACGACGCCAACCGCTGAAACGCCTTACGAGCAGTCTTCACCTCATGCGCGGTATGCAAGATCCGGCGCCCCTGCATGACCATCTTGTGCAACTGCACAATCTCGACAGAACCGTTCTTGCCATTCTGCCGAGGCACCGCAACACCACAACGGCCAGCCGCCAACGACCCGTCACGCTTCCGGCCCATCCAGCCGCGAAGCACATGCTCCTGCCACGGGTCAGGGACCAAGCCATAATTTGCCGCCAACTCCACGGCCTCAACGGCATCCGCAAAATCCTCCGCGGCCGGGTGCAAACTAACCCGAGGCTGTTGACTTCCTAGCGTCACGTCGCTTCCTGAGCTCATCAAGCGGAGTCCCCCTATCAGCCGGCGCTTCCGCCTTCTCCAACTCCGCGATCTCCGCAGACAACGCACGCCACTGATTCACCAACGGAGCACGACGCTCCGGGTCGCACACCTCAACCGACTCCCACACAATCCGAGCCATCGACTGCAAATCCTCAAGACGAGACACGAGAACCACCGCCAAAGAAAAAGCCCCGGTGAACAAACGTTTCGGGGATGCCGGTCAAAAAAATACCCCACGGGGGTATCTCGCTATACCGCTGGGTGCGAACGTGGAGGGGGCGGGAGGGGCATGCCCCCCCTATGTGTTGCCGCGTCCCGTGCCCCGCGCATGGTGCTTCACCATTCGGATGTGTTTTCGGGTCTGACGGTGCGTGTGTTGCGTCGTGGGCGCGGGGTGCGTGATTGCTTTGCGCCGAGCGATTGGTTGCAGCGCCTACAGATGATGCGCGTGTTGCCGTAGGTGTCTTGTCCGCCTTGTGCGTGCGGGATGATGTGGTCCACCTCAGCACTGTTGGGTTGTTGGCCTTGCTCCCAGTTGAGGGTGGTGTTGCATTCAGGGCAGGTGGTGAGGTGGCGGTCGGTGTGGCGGCGGCGGGTGGTGATGTTCTTCCACCGGGTGGTGCCTGTGCGGGAGGTGGCCATGTCGTTTAGCCACCCCCTGTGGTTATGCCAGGATCGCTGTCCAGATGGCTACGAGGCCCCAGGCGATGAGTGAGCCTATGAGTGCGATGGTTGCCCAGCCGAGGATGGTGCCCGCTGTTCGTGTGGCTTTGTCGCGTCGGATGATGCGGTTGAACTCGCGGTCGTTGGTCATCGTGTTTTCCCTGTTTTGACGTCGTTGTTGGTGTTGCATGGGCAGAGCATCATGGCGGCGATTGAGGGCCAGGTTCGGCCGCAGTCGTCGCATGTGTAGGCGCTCATCGCGGTTCTCCTTAGAGGAATACGGCGTGTGATGTGTGCATGGGGTCGTGGTTGCCGACGAGGTATGCGAGCAGGCCGGAGCGTGCGTGCTGTCCTGTGGTGTCGGTGAGCCATTTGGAGCCGTCGTCGCAGGATGGTGCTTGGTAGACGAATGCTGATCCCATGTCCCATGCGGCGTAGTGGTGTTTGTGCGCGGTTACCCAGACCTGTGTGTTGTAGGCGTCACGGTCGTAGCGCACTTGCCCGCCCAGCCATTTCTCGAACGCTTGTGCACCGGAGCCGGGGATTTTGTGGCCGTGGTTGAAGCCGAGGTTGACGCCGGCTGCTGTGGTGTAGACGTTCATTTGGTCGTGTGGGATGACCCAGTTGATGTTTGGGTAGATGTGGCGGAATTCGCGGCGGAGGCATTCTGCGAGGAATGCGCCGCCGGTGTCGGAGTCGCCTGTGATGGCGTCTTTGCTTCCGCCTTGTCTGCCGAACTGGGTGTGGTTGCAGTGCACGGTGACGAACTGCGCGTCCCTGAAGTTGGGGATGACGGTGTTGAGTGTCCATGCCCAGATGTCGAGGACGGCGTTCATTTGTGCTCTGAGGCCGCCCTTGTGGGTGGTGTGGGGCTGGTTGGCGTAGTTGCCTGCGATGCCTTCGAAGGGGTCGCCGTTGTTGACGATGACGACTTCGTTGATGCCGTATCCGGCTGCGCGTTGTTCTTCGATGTGGTCGAGGAACTTGTGGACGCCGTTCTTGATGCGGGCGATCGTTGCGGCGGGGTCGCCTTTGTGGAGTTGCATGTCGGCGAGGTTGAGGACGGCTGCGACGGGTGTTCCTTCGCGGTGTGCTGTGGTGGGCTGGCGTGCGTTCCAGATGTTCTTGCGGAGTGCGTCCCAGTCGATGAGCTCGGCTGGGACTTCGTGTCCGTTGGCGGGGCGGACGTTGTTGAGTTTGTTCCAGAATCCGCCGGCGGGGTTGGAGGTCCAGCCCCAGGTGAAGGTGACGTTGTCGGGGTCTTGTCCGACTGTGCGGATGAAGTCGCGGTAGTCGTTGTAGCCCCAGGGGCGTTCGCTGTAGCGGACGTATGAGGAGGTTCCGTCTGGGTTGTGTGTTTCTGATTCGCCTGCGCTGGTTGGCGCGTTCGTTGTGGGTGCCTCGAGTGGGATTCCGCGTTCGTTGCGGATGCGGCGGATGGTTGTTTCGCTGGTGCCGAGTTGGTGTGCGAGTTCGGTGTTGTTGGTGCCGTTGGTGAGGAGCTGGTTGAGGTCGTGGCGGTCGCGGATGGACACGTTGGGGTTGCTCCTTCACTGTGGGGCTAGTCGTAGTAGAGGTGGCCGATTGGGGATCGGGGTTGCGGTTCGCGGCTTTGGCGAAGCTCGTGTTGTTCGTGGGCTCGTCGTCGCCGCCTGAGTTTCCTTGCCCAGGCGCCGTGCCCTTTGGGGCTGGTCCAGTAGCGGTGAGTCCAGATTCCGGTGTGTTTGAAGGGCTGGTCCTTGTCAGTTCGAGACATGGCGCTCCTTTGTCCTCAGCCGTGTTTGGCATACCCGGCAGGGTTCGAACCTGCGACGCCCGGTTTTGGAGACCGGTGCTCTGCCATCTGAGCTACGGGCATAGGTGCTTGCCGTGTGCACGTCTGCACCGAAAGCTCTCCGTTAGGAGTCGGATGCCTTTAGTGACGCCCTTTTCAAAGCCCCATCAATCCCGGAGACGATGGGGAGCAATTCCCAGAAACCCAGCTGGAACCAGGGCCGAGCGTGCGATTTCTAGTTGCGACTCGATGTGTCGAGTTGCCGTGCGTGGGGTGGGGTTCGAACCCACACTTGACGGGTTTTGAGTCCGTTGCCTCTGCCTGTTGGGCTACCTACGCTTGTTGGTGCCGGTTTCACCCTCTTATCCGGCCTGTCTGCCCGTCCTCCGTCGTTGGCTCTGTTTGCAGACTTCCTGTGCGCGTTCTCCCTCGCCAGGTGCGCGTTCCTGGCTTACCGAGCTCCCCAAGCTGCGGTAAGTGTGTTGCGGCCCCGACCGTTGCGCGTACTTGCTCACCCCAGGGTCTTCCGCACGCTTGCCAGGACGTTTAGGTCTACTGGGCGGTGTGGGCCGTGGTGGGTGGCGTCTGTGCTGGTTGTTGGTGTCGGTGTGGCCGCAAGTCTTGTTAAATGCCGAACGCCCCGGAGAAGACTGGTGGGTCTTTTCCAGGGCGTTCGGAACTTGGTACGTCTAGCGTACCACATGATTCGGACATCTAGGACATTTTGCTTTGGGTGGTTTTCACCTGCTGGATGTCGGGTAGGTAGACGAGGGTGTCGGTGTAGGTTCCGAGGCGTCTGACTTTGCCGGCGGAGACCCATCTGCGGATTGTGCGTTTGTCTCGTCCTGCGAGTTCGGCGGCTTTGTTCATCGTCACCCAGTTCATTCGGGCTCCTGCCTGTTGGCGATTTTGAGTAGCACGAGGTATCCGATGAGGTCGGTTATGACGTCTTCGCCGGCGTTGTTGCCGCGTTTGAGGCGTGAGAGTTTGTCGTCGATGCGGACCTTGAGCTGTTCTGTTGTGTCCGCGGCGGAGAAGATGCGGACGGGGTTGAGTGCGCTGTCGCCGCATGCCTGGTTCTTGGCGATGAGCGTGTCGCCGAGGCCGTTCAGGATCGTGCGGACCTGGTCAGCGAAGTCGGTGTCGTGGGGTGGCTGTGATGGCGTCCAGCAGTACATAAACTCGTTGCCGTCTGCGTACGTGCTGACCTCAATGCCCCGGATTTCCCAGAGCTTTCCACAGCCGTCACATTGCCACACGTCGTCGGTGTTGAGCGGGTCGTTCGCGTTGGGTACTGGGCATTGGTGAGCAAGCTTGACCTTGCCGGTCGTAGCTTCTTTGCTCGTAGCGTCCCTCCTAATTCTGATGTCGTATCCGCAGTCTTCGAGGATGCAGAGATCCTCGCTGGTGACGCGGCGTCTTGCCGCCATCTTGGTGAAGACGGCGACCTCGTGCGCGGTTGCGCCTGAGGCGACGACCATCCGGGCCGCATCGAGCTGGTCGGGTGTCGCCGCGAGCGCCCGCAAGGCGGCATCGTGGTCCTGATACGCGGCTTCGCGGGCGATGAAGCGGCGTTGCTCTGGTGTGATGCCTCGGAAGATCGCGGTTGCGAGGCCGCGGAGGTCTTTCGCCTTCATGGTGTTCCTTCCTCCCCCGCTTAGAACAGGCCGGGTGTTGTGTCTTGTGGTTGTGCTGGTGTGAGGTCGAGGGTTGCGAGGGCGTGACGTACGGCGGCTTGTTCGTCGGGTGCGATGCCGACTCGTTTGCCGCATGCCCAGTGCCACCCGTCCTGCCAGTGCTTGATCGTTCCCATGACGGTCCACGGCACCCGTTCGTGTGGTGCCGGCCCTGCCGGGGTATCGATGAGGGGGCGCACTTTCAGTACGCCCCCTCGGGTATCAACGAATGCCTGCGACATGGTCACGACGGCGGCTCCACGGGTTCCCACTCGCCAGCCTTGCGACGACGCACAATGGTGTAACCCCAGTACGGAGACCCGTCCGCATAGTGGCCGCTCGGCTTATTGGCCCTAGCCTCGGCCTCACTTACCACCCGCAGGCGCAAGTCGCCCTCCTCGTTGAATACCCGTTTTGCGTACTCCCACTCACTCTCGTCGGGTGCAGCCCAGCCGTTGCCTTGGAGCCAGGCCAGAACGGCGTCCGTGAGTTTCATCCGCAACCCTGAGACATCGCGCCCCAGCACAACGTGCGGGACTGGATGATTCATGGAGTTGGACACGACGGCCCCGATCACGCGATCCAGGCTCTTTCGCTGGCCCTCGTCGGGTGCCTGCGCGTCCAGGCGGGCCTTCAACACGTCACGCTGCATCTCGGCCCGCACGGCTCGGCCTCTCTGCTCCATCGCTTCACGGTCCAGCACCTCAAAGATGGATGTCTGCCCGTGCCACTTGCACGCGCCCCCGAGCGGGAATGTTGTGTCGTGCGTCTCGCATTGCGCGAAGTCGAACGGCGGCGTATGCGTCATCACACATGGGGTTGGCTTGTCTGCATTGGCCTCCGCATCACGCACCCGCCCGATCAGAGCGCGCATTGCATCCGCCGCATCTCCGATTACCTCAGGTGCCGCCGCCTCAGGGGTCCCCGCCCCGATCTGATTGAGTTCATCCGCCATTGCTTCGAGCTTGTCCAGGTCCAGGTCAGTCATCGGGTCACCTCCGGGGTGTACAGGACCGTGGCGGGGAGGACCAGGCTCTCGCCGAACTCGTACACGTTCATCCCCCAAACGACCGCGACGACGCCCTGCCTGTCGACCACGACGCTCCCCTTGCGGAGCCCCAACAGCTCCGCCTTCGAGCGCACGACACGCCTTTCCTTCGCAGCTTCGAGGGCGTCGGCGAGGCGGGACAGCAGTCGCGGCGAGACCACGACCACGCCGTCCAGCGAGCGGAACTTCCCCCGTGCCTCTTCGATCAGCTTCTTGTCTGACCAGTCTCGGAACCGGTGACGTTCCTGCTCCCACTCGCACTCTCCGAAGTAATCCACGGCACCGCAGAAGATGGGGTCTCTGGCGCTCTGGCTTGCTCGGATCGCGGCCTGGCTTTCACCACACTGCAAGCAGTCCCGCTCGCTCATGACAGCCCCAGCGCCTTCCTAATGTCGGCTTTTGCGGCATCAAATCTCGGGTCATCGAGAATGTCCGAGTCCGCCTGGTACAGCGCGATGAGGTTGGCGATGCGCTGTTGCTCCGCGAGAGCGAGGGTCGCGTGAACCTGGGCGAGTTGCGTTGTAAGCATTGCTCGGTCGTCGTTCATGGCGCCACGCTCGGCCATGGTCTCCTCAGTCCAGGCAACAGCTTCCCGTGCGTGGTCGATGTGCTCAGTCACGCTTCCACCGCCTTGATCGTCGCGTCGAGGCGATACCTCGCGACGAGGGAAGCTTCTGGAAGCCTGTACTGCTCAACGAGCAGCCCGGCCTCGTCGCGCCCGTAGGCGAACTCCTCGGCGAGCTCGTTTGCGAGGCTCAGGTCCTCCTGCAGGTCGTCGAGGGTGAATGGCTTGTGGTCGATGTTCTCGGTCATGCTGGTTCTCCTTCGAGGTAGGCGGTCATGGCGTCGTCTTGGGTGTTGTGTGCCCAGGGGCATGACCGGCATTGGTATTGGGTGGGGTCGCCGGGGATTGGTGGTGGTGTGGCGATGACGGTTTTCATGCCGCAGTTGGGGCAGGGGGCGTCGGCGATGTAGGGCTTTTGTGTGCGGGGCCATCGTTCGGTTGCACGGTGGATGGTCCAGCCACGGCCGTAGAGGATGGTGTTGATGGTGTCGGCGGCGAAGCGTCCGTTGAGGATCGTTTGCGCGTGTTCGATGAGGTATTCGGCCGCCGAGCCGACGTACATGTAGGCGAGTTCCGCACTAGCGCCGGCTGGTACGTGGTCACGCCACCCCCGGTAATCGGTTTGGTCGCCGTGGAACTCCGCCTGACCGATCACTAGCTGGGTGATTTGGTCGGCGGCGTCTACAGCGTTGAGGTCCAACGGTGCAGGCGCGTGAACGCGACTGGTGGATACTCGTTCGCCGTACTGTGCCGCCTTCATCGGGTCGATGACCGTTCTGAGATGCGCCACCAAATCGGCGACGATCTCGAGCCCCCCGATGAACCGGTCCCAGTCCTGCTGGCACACGAGCACGCCCGGTCTCGCCATCACCGGCAAGCACCCTGCACACTCTGCGGCCCCGGAGAGCACACGGTCACGCAAACACTGCGCCGTGTGCTCCCCCGGGATAGTGCAGCCCCTCACGCAGGTGCGTTCGTTCATGCTGTGTCGCTCCAATCTCCGAAGAGGGACTGCTGGATCGGCGTCCCGAGCCGTTTGCGGATGAGGGGCAGGTGGTCGGCTTCGAGCTCGATCCCGACCGCGTTGAACCCCTCGATCAGGGCGGCTTCGAGGGTCGTCCCGGACCCGGCGAACGGGTCAAGCACAGTGCCGCCTGGCGGGGTGATGAGGCGCACGAGGTACCGCATCAGGGCGAGCGGCTTCACCGTGGCGTGCGCGACACCGTCAACCACGGGACGCTCGTCCGCGCCAGCCTTCGCGACGTAGAAGAACCGGGACGCGCCGCCGATGTCGTCGTACTCCGCACCGGTCGCGGTCATGCCCCACCCGTCACCGCTCTTTCCGCTGCGGGGTTTGCCCTTGCGCGATGTGGTGACGCCGGTCTGCTTGTCGAGCTCGGCGGCTTGCGATTCGTCCAGGATCACGTTCGACGGGAACCGGCCCGCATCGTGCGGCGCGTACGGGGTCGTCTGGTTAATGACGCCCATGGCGACCCGCTCGTGTGCGTAGTCGAGCAGCTTGTCGCGCCCGTACTCGGTGCGGTCACCGTCACCCCGACCGATCCTGCTGGCGTCGATGTTCAGAGCCCCAGTCCCGTGCGCGAGGACGTTCGCGGCGACCGTCCCGTCCGATGGCTTTCGAGCGACCACGACAGGCTCGAACGCAGGCTTGAGCGCCGTCCCCCAGCCGGCCCACTTCTCGGCCTCAGCGGTGGCGGGTGCACCCTTTTCGGTCCGCTCGTAGTTCCCGCCAGACATGGCTCCGTTCCCCGAAACGACTGCCCCCGCCCTTCCGCGCCTGATGCCCGCCGCCTTGTCAATTGCCTTGGCGACGTCCATCGACTTCGGGAACCCGGACCCGTACATCCACGCGATGCTTTCGCGGATCTCGAACCCGGCGTCCTCCACCGCGACGGCGAGGCGATGCCAGGTGCGTGTTGCGCCGAACGCGAGCAGGTGCCCGCCTGGCTTCAACACCCGGAGGGCTTGTGCCCACACCTCCGGGTCGTACGCGATGCCCGACGAATCCCACCCCTTGCCCATGAAGCCGAGCTCGTAGGGCGGGTCCGTGACGATCGCGTCGACCGAGGCATCCGGCATGCCCGCCATGACCGTGCGGCAGTCGCCGGCGTGGAGGGTCAGTTGACGGTCCATGATGATGCCTCCGCTCTGGCGTGTGGGTTGGTGTTGAGGTATTGGCACCCGGCTTCGTGGCGTGTGACGGGGGTGGTGCGGTCGGGGTCGTTTTTGCATCCGAGTGCGGATTTGCCTGTGGGGTTGTTGGAGCTGTGCCCGCAGTGGTGTCCTTGGTGTTCGGGTGGTGTGGTGTCGGGTGCCCATCCGGTGGATTCGTGGTTGACGAAGGTGTGTGATCGGGCGGCGCGGATGTGCATCAGAAGGGGGTCTCTTCGTTGAAGGCGGGCTGGTTGTTGGCCCGCTGTTGGGTGGCGTTCGTGGCGGGGCGCTGGGTGGCGTTCTGCGGGGTCGGGATCGGCGTCGAGCCCCCACCGCCCGCGGAACCGTTATTCGCGCCACTTTGGCCCTGCTGACGGTTAATGCGGGACATCTGAGCCGTCGCATGCCGCAACGACGCACCAACCTCGATCACATGCAGCTCGATCACCGACCGCTTCTGCCCGTCCTTTTCATACGAACGCTGACGAAGCTCGCCCTGCACAACCACGCGATCACCCTTGTGGAGGCTGCTCGCGACGTTCTCCCCCAGATCCCGCCATGCCGACGCACGCAGGAACAGCGCTTCCCCGTCCTCCCACTCGTTGGCCTGCTTATCGAACACCCGCGGCGTGGATGCGACTGTGAAGTTCGCGACTGCTGCACCGCCCTGCGTGTATCTCAGTTCGGGGTCGGCGGTTAGGTTCCCGATGACGGTGATTACGGTTTCGTTTGCCATGTTGTGTTGCCTCCTTGGGGCATAAAAAATGACCCTCGCCCGTGGTTGGCGGGGTCGTGAAGTGTTCGGTTTTGTTAGGCGGCGTGTTTGCGGCGCCGGTATTCCTGTAGTTGCTGCTCGAGGTCGGACGGTTCAGGTCTGGCACGGTGTTGTGCTGCTTCGCGGGCGGCACACCACTCGTCCACTTCCGCGAGCATCGACCCCTCACGGATGGCCTGCGCTTCACCAGGCCACCTGCGCGCCTCCATCACGTTGCGGCCCTCCCACGCGTAGAACGCACGTGCCGCACGCTCAGACCGTGTACCAGGCCGTTCAACATCCGTGGGTGCTCCGAAGCGTTCCTGCTCGAGACGGGCCGGACGCTTCGACACATGAGCCAGGAACGCAGCAAACGGGTCGAAGTCACTCATCGGGTATCCATCCGCAGTGGACGCAGCATCCGCCGAGTACCTTGTGGGTGCATGTTGCGGCGGTTGGGAGTTCACGGTTCGGGATCGCACGCTCCTGCATGCGACGCACGTTCCGGATCAGGTGCGCCGGCAGTAGGTAGTCGGTGGACTCTTGCCGGTGCGTCTTCACCGCCGCGATCGCATCCGAGTAGCCCAGGTGCCCGATCGTGTCGTGCCATTCAGCTAGCACAAGCTTGTCGACCTGCCGGTTATCGCCTAACTGGATTTTCGCCAACACTCTGGCGCATTCTTCCAACGTCATTCGAGCTCCAATAGGTCGGTGGCAAGTGTGCGTCCGAGGTTCGTTGTTTGTGCTGCACGCTCTGCGGGTGCTTGCCTTGTGCGCTTGTTGGCGTGGTCCCCCTGTTTGCGGCGCATCCAATTCCGCCATGTGGCGTCCCAGTCCTTCTTGACGCCCTTCTGCCCTGGCTGAGCGATCCAGTAGTCCACGAAGGCTTCATGCTCGGCCCGGACGTCAACGTTGGGTGCGTCGGCGCGCATCTTGTCGATGGTCTCTTGCGATGGCATCCAGTCCTTCGAGAGACGTGCACCACGGCTAGTGGTGCTCTCTCTACCTTTAGGTAGAGAGTTATCTATCTCTATCTCTATCTCTATCTCTGCTTTTCTCTGGGTACCCGAGTGGGTTTGCGACTGGGGTACCGACTGGGTATCCGACTCGGTAACCGACTGGGTTTTTTTGGGGCGCCCGCCACGTCTACCATTCGCATGATTCCGGGCTTTTCGCTCCTCAATGTCCGCACGGGTCTCGTTCATGTCCGCATACCCGTGCAACAGGTAGGTGCCGTCACCGTTATCGATCAATGAGGGCGCTTCGGGGTCGTTCTGCAACAACTCCGAAACCGACTCATAACCCAGTCGGTTAGCGACTCGGTTTGGGATGACACCGTCCGTCGCGTACTTCCTCGCGTACGCCATCATCTCCACGTGCGCACGAAACGCCCGATCCGACAACCCCACGATCTTCGGATGATCCGGGTAGTCAATATCCAGCCGAATGAACAGCCGCCTGTCCTTCTCCGCCAAATCTCTCCTCCTTTCATTTATGTCTAAAACGCCTAATGCGTTTAATGCTTTTAGGTACCTAGATGAACTCCGAGCTCTTTTCGAGAAGCCCGATTTTGGTGATAAAATGGCAAGATGAACACCGTTTATCGCCTGAATAGCAATCCCAGTTCCCCCGCAATCACCAAGACGATCAACGGCCGTGAGTACACGCTTATGCGACTCGCTCCCGGCAATGCCAGCTTCGGCGACATCGGCGGCATCGCCTGGGTCACCGACGACGGTTCGTCCCAGGAAGCACCCACCGCCGATGAGCTCGCCACATTTGGAGATGATTCGGCCTAGCCCTCCGCTACCTCCTGCAGTTCGTCCTTGCGCTTGTCTTTCGCGGCGATCACTGTCGGGTTGCCCGTGACACCGGCTGCCGCTGCTGCCTGCCATGCCTCCTGCAACTCGGGGAGGCTGGCAGCAGCAGCAAACGCCGAAAGATGCGGCTGGGTAGGATCATCGAGCGGCTCGAGCGGAACTCGCGCTCTCGTTCCCGCGCCGGCCGAAACCTCAACGATGCGAGGCGCTTCGAGACCAGACATGTGGCTGAGCCTCACACCCCCAACCGCCTTGCCTCCATACTTGATCGACGGGTCGCCGTACAGTCGCATCCGGCGACCGATCCATTCGCGGGCCTGCTTGCCCCAGACCTTCGCGATCACCCGGCTGATGATCTTCCCCGGCTTCAACGGCTGACCAGGGAACTCCATGAAGTGAATGATCAGCTGCGTCTCGGAAACACTGATCTTTGCCTGTTCCACACGAGCCAATGTCACTTCCATCGGCCCCGACTCCACATGAGCGAACGTCAACTGGTCACTCTTGGGAGCAAGCGCATCCGTCACATCATCTGCGTCCACATCACACCTCAATATCGTCTAGGTCGTCGTTTTCTTCTCGTGGCTCCGTCTCGGGGAACCCTGCGACCGCGGCGGTGAAGCGTTCGATCGTTTCTGCCATGTCCTTCTCGAACTGTTCAGCGGCCGCTTCGATCGCGTCGAACCATGCCGGGTCGGGGAACACTCGCTTCACCCACAACGGCAGGCCGGCACTGTACGAGACGTAGTCAATCCAGGACCGGCCTGTAACGAACAAGCCCGCCTGCAGTTGAGCCATGTTCTCTGCGGGCGGGCTGTCATCCAGGACCGTTTGGATGTGCTTCTTCGGTTTTCGTGACTTGATCTCGATGAGGCCGTCATCACCGACTAGGCCGTCTGGGGAGTAGCCGAGCCTGAACGTGTTGGTGCGGAGCTCGAACATGCCCAGTTCGGTTACTGGGGCGTACGAGTCCTCGTAGTAGGCGCGGGCGATGGGTTCGTCCTCGGTCCCGCGTCTCATGTCCGCTGTGGGCGGCAGGAAGTCGACCTGCCCGCTGATACGTTCGCCGGCCAGCGACCGAACCAACGATCGTGCGGTGTCGTTCCTCGCGACCTTCAACGTCGGCGTGACCAACTGCCCGGCCACGGAAGCCGTGAGCAGGCCACACCGGGCCTGCAACCACTCGTCCGTACCCTGCTCCACGTCGTGAGCAATCAGACCAATCATCGTGCGACCTCCTGCCCGCCCTCGTAGAGCTTCACCCAGCCGTGCTCGCGGATCGCATTCTGGATCTCCTTGGTGGTGTGCCAGGAGGTGTTCGAGCCGGGCCGATGGGCGAGCCAGGGGAACGCTTCCCCGGTGCCGCCCGAAAGGAACACGGCGCGGTCGGTGAAGGCGGTCTTGCTCCCCCAGACCTCGCCGGGCTTCGGGTCGAACGGCGGCTCCCGCTTGATGACAGCCAGGAGGGTGAGATGGGGCCGGCTGCCGATCCAGATGCCATTAATGCTCAGGCGTTGCCCTGACACCGTGGCGAGGTCGCCGTACTTGTTGGCGAAGAGGCCAGATTCAACGCTCTTGCCAGCGGGCGCGTCACAGTGGCGATAGACGATCCTGTCGTGCTCGGTGAGGTCGCGGATAGCGGCCTCGCGAGCGTCCGCCGTCTGCTCGACCTCGATGCGGGTCTCGTTGGTGGTGGTCATGGCTGGACCTCCCAAATGTCCCAGTCGTACTCGGTGCGGATGGCGGTTGAGCGCGGGTACTCCCCGACCAGGAAGTAGTTTCGGTAGATCGCCGTGACCGTGCCCTCGACCAGGATTTGCTCATGGGTGGCACGAACCGTGGTCCCGATCCGCACCTCCTCATGCCTGATCTGCTTGCCCTGTGTGCTCATGCTGTTTCTCCTTCTTGAATCTCTGTGACGCGCAACACCATGTGCGCTTTGTCTGGTCTTCCCGGCTCACCGGGCGGGTGGTAGATGATTACCGGCATGCGCTTGTCCATGAACTGTGGTGTGTCGTCCGGGGCGATGCCTGCGTCGACCAGCCCGTCTGCGAGGGCTTTCAACGTGGGCACGATGTTGTCCACGTCGCGGCGGTGCGCAGTGAGGACATGCCACTCGAGTTCCACGCGCACACGAGCGACAGGCGGGAAGTCCCGGAAGTGTGCTGCTGCTACTCGCCGGACAGCCGCGGTGATCTTGGCCTTCTTCGCCCAGTGCAGCCGCTGATTCGCCGTCAACGGGGCACGCTCGTACAGGAGCACCTGCGCCCACAGCTCACTCATCGATCGGTCCGACCCATGCGAACGGGGCCGACCACGACGCCGGCATCACAACATGCCACCCCAAATCAGCCGGCAACAGATGCCCAAACTCGACAACCCACAACTTCCCCCGACGATCCCGATACAAGCCATCACCCAACCCATGCCGAGTCAACGCACCCACCCCCAAACCGTCACACCCACCAGCAGCAGCACGCCCACAAACTGGGCGCCACCAAAACCAGCCCACGACACCGAACCCACCAGGCCAGCACCCACACCAACAAACAGCATGAACACCACCCCGAACCCCTCATAACGGGTCGTCGTCCCGCCAGCACAGCCAGTCCTCGACCCGCTGCTTCCGCCACAAATCCGGGTCCCTCTCCCCCGGCTCTCTGTCATCGAACTCATCCGGGGTCACTCCCTCTCCCACGCCGAAACAGTCGCCTTACCCAGCGCCTTCAACGCCTTGTACTGGGCAACCCAACGCACATGATCAGCATCCGTACCACCCCACGACTCACGCCGCCGCTTCACCTCAGCGCTCAACGTGCCCAACGTCCCCGTCCAGCAACCCACGACGAGCTCGTGCTTGCCGTTCTTCGTCCTGTACAGAGACGCGGTTACGCCTTCGGAGCCGATCGGAGCAACGATGAGGAACTGGTTCGCGCGCTCGACCTGAGCGTCGCCGAAGACCTGAGCGTTGCCGGAGACCTGAGCGTTGCCGGAGACCTGAGCGTTGCCGGAGACCCGAGCGTTGCCGGAGACCTGAGCGTTGCCGAAGACCTGAGCGTTGCCGAAGACCTCAGCGTCGCCGGAGACCCGAGCGTCGCCGAAGACCCGAGCGTTGCCGGAGACCCGAGCGTTGCCGAAGACCTCAGCGTCGCCGAAGACCCAAGCGTTGCCGGAGACCCGAGCGTCGCCGAAGACCCAAGCGTTGCCGAAGACCTCAGCGTCGCCGAAGACCTCAGCGTTGCCGAAGACCCGAGCGTTGCCGAAGACCTCAGCGTTGCCGGAGACCCGAGCGTCGCCGAAGACCCAAGCGTTGCCGGAGACCCGAGCGTCGCCGGAGACCCGAGCGTTGCCGAAGACCCGAGCGTCGCCGGAGACCTGAGCGTTGCCGGAGACCTCAGCGTCGCCGAAGACCTCAGCGTCGCCGAAGACCCAAGCGCCGCCGTTTGACAGCTCGACCGACTCAACCCAGCCGCCCACATCCCCCGCCTTCACACCATGACGCGGAATGTCAACCAACGCCCTGATCCGGTGAACCGTCACCCCCCAGTCGTTCACCTTCGACTCACCCGTCAACTCAAACTTCACATCCATCACAAACCCTCTCTCACTCATGCTCATGAACCTCAAACCGAGGTAGTGGGACGCCGGGAAACGAACCCGGACACCAGAAAAACTGGCGCGCAACCATGCCACCCCAGGGCTCTGCCTCCCCACCGCGTGCGCCTCTACACACGACCGGCGAAGGTGTAGGTGCGCCGACCCGCAACCTGCGATGAGGAAGCCGGACACCCGTAAACCCAAAGAATCTCTAAATCTCGCAACCCCTCAGCCGACACCACCTCGACCTACCCCGTTGCGCTCTATGTAGTTACTTAAGAACCGCCCGATTTTGCTTCGGTAGCGGGGCGGTCCCGCAGTCGCTTTACGGCGCGACAAACCAGCGCCCAGGCGGTGCACGACCACCACCAAGGCCAGAACAGCGGGCAGGAAAGCCCTAAATTGAACGGGTGACAATCACCCCAGAAGCCGCATCAGCAGCGGCGCAAATCCTCGCCGTCCTCACACTCGCGGTCATCTTCGACCCCACCCTCAGAGGAGCGCTCAGCACCAGACACCAACACGCGAGCAGAGCAAACTGGCGACTCTCCGTGTTCTCCCTGGCGCTCATCACAATCGCGGCGGACTTCATCCTCACCCTCAGCGGCACAACCACCACAGGCGTATGGGCGTTCATCCTGGTAGCGGCAAACGCTGGAAGCCTCGGATACCTCCTCTACGAGGCGTTCTGGTCCATGCGAGCCCACCTCGCCGCTCTCCCTAAACCATCCCCAGGAAACGAAGACAACTAGGAAAACCGTTGCCCCCCACCAAAACAGCACCCGCTCGCCCGACACTCAAACCACCGCCACAAGGTTCGAGCGGGTCGCTTCCAGGCGCTCCCGGATAGCCTCGCGCCCGGCCGGCGTCACCAACGTCACCTGATACGCCTTCGGACCCTCAGGCCGCTGCGACACACGAGTCACAGGCCGGAACCAACCCCGATCCACGAACCGCTGATACGGAGTCGTAGAACCCGGAGAGAAGAACCCCTGCCGGCGAAGAAAATCGGCCAGCCGGGTACGCCCCAAATCCAACGACTGCGCAGTCTCACGCAAATCCAAATCACCGGCCGCGCCCAAGAACTGCTCAAACGCCTCCATCTTCGGAGCGTCCTCCTGAACCTTCGCCTCCAACGCCGCAGACTTCTCCACCTCCATGGCATACGCACGGAGAGCGTCAGGCAGCGATCGAGGAAGATCAACCTGACCGGCGAGCTCGCGCCGCATCCGGTAGAACTGGGCGACCAACTCAACCTTGAAATCGACCACCACGACGCTGTTACGCATGAACGTCATCAGAAGGGTGGCCTGCGGCTCGTTCAGATGAGCGACGCGGACCGGGTTGCCTCCGCCTGGGAGCGGTCGCATTTCAAATGCGACCGGCCCGAACGACCGAAGCGCAACATCATGGGTGGAGACGAGTTGCAACACTGCACGGTGCTCGACCTCGGTGCGCTGGGCGATCGTCTCGGACGAGACCCGGAGTTCACCGCCGACCTGCTGTATGATGTCGTTAGACATAGCTTTTCCTGCTTTCTTGTCTGCGCCCGGTGCTCCAGCACCGGGCTTTTTCGTTGCGGGGGTCATGCGCTTACCTGCTCGACTCGCACCAGGCGTTCCTCGAGCCACGCGTCCAGGTCGGCCGGGTAGTAGGCGTTCCGCGATCCGTTCTTGAAACGCTTCGGTCCCTTGCCGAGGTGGTTGAGGTTCTCAAGGGTCTGTGGCGCAAGCCCGCAGTACTCGGCGGCTTTCCTGTGGTTGAGGACCGGGCCGCTCATGCTGCGCTCGTCTCGGATGAGATGATCTCTGGGAGCGTCAGCCCGAGAGCTTCGCATGCGGCCATGGTGGTAACGAGGCTGAGGCGCGTGCTCTGGTGCTTCACCTCGGCCAAGAGCCGTTTGTAAGAGATTCCGGTGGTGCGTGCCAGCCATGCGACTGACCTGTCTTGTTCTTCGAGGAGGCGGCAGATCTGAGCTGCGGCCCGTTCGCTGTTTCCCATGTTTAGGAGACTAGTTCCCAGATTTGGGAACTACAAGCATGGAATTGTACCTTTGTGATTTCCCACAACTGGGAAGTAGAGAATCTACAGTCCACATTCCTGTGCACCAAATTCCCCAAAGTGGGTACACTGGTCCCCATGGGACATGAAATGGCAGATGGCATCCGCGAAGAGCTCAAGGCGGCGCTCCTCTCTATCTACGGCACTCTCGATGACGCAGCTGTCGCGCTGGGGATGTCGAAGAAGACGTTGTATCGATACCTCACAACCAAGGGGAAGGACCGTGTCGAAAAGGTCCCGCTCGACTTCGTTCTCGACGCCTCCGCCCACCTCTCCCAAGTCGCTCATATCGACCTGGACGAGATCCATCGCCGGGCTCAGCTGCGTCTGAGTGTCAGTAGCGCCCGTCAAGATGAGTACGGCCTGGCGGCAAGGAAGACAACAGATGAGACGGGAGAGGATCTTCTTTGACATCTGATCTGTTCGAGTTGGCAAGCGTGCTGAACGTGACCATCGAGTACTCAGACCTCTCTGATCTGGGACGCGATGGTGACTACAACATGCAGACAAACACGATCAGGCTGCGTGATGGCATGTCGCACCGTTTACATCGCAGCGTCTTGGCCCACGAGCTGGCGCACGCCAAATTTGGCGACACCGTTTCGCAGTTCGGTCCAGTGAACGCGAAGCAGGAGAAGCGGGCGGATGAGTGGGCCGCGGCTCGTCTTATTCACCCCAATGACTACCGGGTCGCTGAGTACATTCACGACGGCAACGTCGCGCTTGTTGCGCAAGCGCTCGATGTCGTACCGAGCATTGTCCATGCCTATCAGCGGACACTTCTCCGTTGCGGCGACACCTTGTACGAGCAGGCCCGAATGGGCGCAGGCCAATGGAGCAGGAAGATGCAGGTCGGAAATGGGTAGACCACCGTTGCCGTTGGAGACTCACGGCAAGATAACGCGGCTCGTGCGCAACGGCCGGCCTGCGGCGCTGGCTTACTACAGGGACAGTGACGGCGTCACCCGGCGCATGATGCGCACTGGCGCCACTGGCGCCGCGGCGGAGAGAGCGTTGAAGGAAGCGCTACGCGACAGGCTTGCTCCCGCTGGCGAGGCTATTACTCGAGACACAACCCTCGAGGCGCTGGCCGCATCGTGGCAGGCGGAGATGCTTGCTAGCAGCCTGTCCGATGGGACGAAGATCACTTACCAGGATGCAACGAAGGTGGTCCTGCGTGGCCTGTCTGACGTGCGCGTTGGAGAAGCATCGGCCGCGAAGCTGAATCGGTACATCCAATCTGTCGCTCGGTCGACTCCCGGTTCGGCTCGGTCGGTGCGGATTGTGCTGAAGCAGATGATGGCTCATGCCGTTTATGCGGGGGCGCTGGAAAGTAACCCGGTGTCGGAGACGAAGGCTGTGGCTCGGTCTCAACCGCACGTCCAGGCCTTGACGGCGGACGCGGTTCGCGAGGTCCGGGACTTGCTTGAGGCCTGGGACGGCGGGGTTGACGCGTATGGGAGGCCTCGGAACGGCTCGTTGCGGGACACGATGGACATGTATGCCGCGACCGGCGCGAGAACGGCGGAGGTTCTGGCGTTGCGTTGGTCCGACTTCGATTTCGAGAGTGACCCTCCGACTGTCACGATCAATGGGACTGTTGCGCGCGGGTTGGATCGGAAGCTGAAGGTGCAGGACAAGGCCAAGACGGCGAAGTCGCACCGGACGTTGGACCTGCCACCTTTCGTCGTCCCCATGTTGACGGTGCGAGCACGGGGCGCGGTGAGTGAGCTTGTGTTTCCGTCTGCGGCAGGCACGCCGCGTTGGCCGGATAACCTTCGTCGCGATTGGAAAGCCGCACTGTCGGGGTCGGGACATGAAGGGGTCACGCCTGGCGCGTTCCGCAAGGCGGTTGCGACGTTGCTTGCCCAGGAGCTCGGCGATGAGGCTGCTCGTGACCAGCTTGGCCACACAGGGTTTGGGAACTTGCGGCACTACGTTGAGCGGGCGTCACGCGGGCCTGCGGCTGCGGGGGCGATCCAGCGCCTTCTTGCAGTTGAAAACAGCCACTAA